TCCTGGACGATGTAAAAAGTTCAAAATACGGGTAAGGCCGTATAGCATATGATCCTAACGGAAAAGTATGTCCCTTACACCATCCTGTTTTAGTTACAAAAGGTGATTACAGCATTTAAAATACATCCAACGCTAGAGAAAATGATCGAAAGATTATTTACGTAATGGCTAGTCTAGCAGAATGTTAGATATGTTGTCCGTAGCAGAATAAATACGGAATCGGGCACTAACGATTAGTGATATGGTCGGGATAGTTAAACCCTGAAAAATGGTATAGAAAATCGACATGAATAATAAAATAACCTACTATATATCACCTTGTTTATATAATATAAGACGTTGGTTTAGTTGACATTGTAACAGATTTTAGTTAAACTAGCGGCTTGTTAAAGAGTTTAAAGATTCGGTTCAGCCATAAAAAATAATAATGGAATTAACCCAGGCTCGAAAGGGCGCAAGTTAAGATCCTTTCTGAAGGGGAAAGCAAAAACTCGTCAAAACCGAATCTGATTTTATTTATGGTACAGTATGAGTCATATGTTCTACAGTAGAAGAATCCGCTATTGTACCACTAAGTTTTTCAGCGCAGTTAGTTGAAATTTAAAGAATCCGTTCAGCAACAAAAATTTTAAAATAATCAGGCATTTGCAGGTTCGAGTCCTGTCTACACTACATTGTGGTGCAGTAGTCAAATTGGTAAAGACACCCGACAACAAAATAGTGATTCTGTTATAAAGGAAAATAAAAATGAGCAACACATTATTTGAAGCAGTAAACGCATCGGCTACAACAGCCAACGGTGCAGTAACAAATTCGTCTTCGTTGAACAAAAACGTTGATCTTTTCTTCTTAGCCGGTGCAAGCCGTGGTAAGGATATCACTGCAACCTTTGCAGCAGCTTTGGTGGAAGATTCCGAAGTTGCGACTCGTATTCTTCAGCATTGCCGTGATGCCCGAGGTGGTTCCGGCGAACGCGAAACCTTCCGCAAGTTGTTTGGATACTTGATCCGTACTGAGCCAGCAATGGCTGCGAAAGTATTGATGAAGATTCCGGAACTGGGACGATGGGATGATTTGTTCATCGCATTTGGGACTCCGTTAGAACGCGATGCCCTGCGTATGATTTCCTTTGCGTTGAATGACGTGCAGGATGGACTGTGCGCGAAATGGTGTCCACGCCAGGGCGCAGAAGCGAACAAGATTCGCGCCTACATGAAGATGACCCCTAAAGGTTATCGTAAGTTGGTAGTGGGTCTGTCAACAACTGTTGAACAGAAGATGTGTGCCCGTGAATGGGAAGATATCACATACCCTCACGTTCCGTCTGTAGCGGCTGCCCGTTATCAGAAGGCTTTCCTGAAGCACGATCCTAAGGGATATGGTGAATACAAGGAAAAGTTGGTAACTGGTGAAGCGACGATTAATGCTTCGGTTGCGTATCCATACGACGTTCTCCGTTCATTGCGTAGTGGCGATAAGACTGTGTCGAATGCACAGTGGGCAGCATTGCCTAACTACCTGGAAGGTTCTGACGAAAACATCCTTCCGGTTGTTGACGTGTCGGGTTCTATGCAGGGTGTATCGGTATCCGGTAGCGTAACTGCTATGGATGTTGCGGTATCGCTCGGCTTGTATGTTTCGGAACGTATGGGCGGTGTGTTTAAGGATAACTTTGTAACTTTCTCTGGTACGCCAGAATTGATCAAGGTAACTGGAACATTAAGCCAGCGTGTCGATCAGATGGAAAAATCCAAATGGGCAATGAACACAGACATTGGTGCAGTATTCAAGTTAATCTTGACGGCAGCAGTGACACATTCTGTCCCACAAGAACAGATGCCAACAAAGTTGTTGATTTTGTCAGACATGGAATTCGATGCATGTATTACCGTGAATGGTTCTGGCCGTAGTTCGAACCATAGCTCAACTGGTGGTTCACCGGTTAGCGTAAGCGCAATGGAATTCATCGAGACAGAATATGCAGCCGCCGGCTACAAGGTTCCACAGATTGTGTTCTGGAACCTCTCTGGAAGAAGTGGAAATTCTCCAGTAACCTATAACAAGACTGGTGCAGCACTGATATCTGGATTTAGCCCTAGTATTGTTAAGTCAGTATTGGGCGGTGAAGAAATGACACCAATCGGCATTATGCTTAAAACCGTGATGACAACCAGATACGACTTCTAAGGAAGTTTAACCAGAATTGGGCCGCAAGGCCCTTTTCTGCTGAACAATTTGTAGAAGGTAGGCATGGAAGTTGCCATCCTCTAAGGAGTTGCGAGCAGAGTCGTGCTAAGTATCGATGTAACGTGAAAGGCCGTAAAAACTGCCAGACCGCTGTTCATGTTTGTTTCGCCCGGGAGGGAGGGAACCAAGATAAAATTAATCCTACATGGTTAATCTATCAATGCGTGATTATGTCTGTAGAGCATTTGGTGTGATAACACACTACAAATTGTTTTTTGATAAATATAAGTATGCGGGATTAGCTCAGGGGTAGAGCGAAACATTGCCAATGTTTAGGCCATCGGTTCGAGACCGATATTCCGCTCCATATTTAGGCTTCTATGAAAAAACTCCTCACACTATTATTGTTAGTTCCAATCATTGCATTTGCGCATGATTTGTCATTTCCGATTGTTTCGGTTATCGACGGCGACACAATCAAAACTGTTCTACCGATGCCATGCCCGCTGTGTAATGTGTCTATCAGAATACGAGACATAGATACGCCTGAATCTACATGGCGTGGCAAGTGTGATAAAGAGAAAGCACTAGGGTTAAAGGCTACAGAATTTGTTAAGAATTTGGCTAAAAACCAAACCATAATGACCATACGTGATGCAGACTGGGACAAATACGGTGGCAGAATAGATGCACATGTTTTCATAAATGATGTTGATGTTGGCAAAGCATTATTAAAAGCTGGATTAGCCAAACCTTATGATGGTACAGGATCTAAACCAGACTGGTGTAATTGACTAAAGGCATAAATACTGTTACAATAAATACATAATACGCCCTTTTAGTATAATGGTATTACACCTGTTTTGTAATCAGGCTACGGCAGTTCGATTCTGTCAAGGGGCACCAAATATAGAAAGACTTGTATGGCAACAATGAGCTTGAATGTTAATCCTGCTTTTACACTTGATGTAACTGTTAGGGAAAGTGACAAATATTCTGGTCAGGTTTATATGACAACAGAACATTATGTAAATAGAGATAGTGTTCACGGAACCCATGATATGTTTATGACACCAGATCAACTTGAATTATTCGGATTGTTCTTGTGTAGACAAGCAAAAGAAATTAAGCAATCGCAGGAATATAGAGGTAAATAAGTAATAAGATGCGAGATTGGTATAGGGGTTGTGCCGTAGCCTTCCAAGCTTCAGAGGCGAGTTCGAATCTCGCATCTCGCTCCACATAAAAAGAGATACATAATATTTAATATAGGAGTATTATATGACATTATTTTGGATTGCACTTGGTGCATTTATTGGCTGGAATTGTCCACAACCATTTTGGGCTATTACGGCACAGAAGAAGTTTATGACATGGATCGGAACATTTAGAAATTAAGGGATATGCGAGCGAGACTTGGTAGTCAGAGATGTTTATTCCATCCGCATTTTGCATATGCAGCATATTGATTCTGTTTAATAATTTTGGATATATTATTTCTGATTATTGATATATTTTTATATACAGGTTCTTTTTTATCTTTATATAATGTTTTGCCCGATGTGTAATTGTTCGCCCGTTTTTTGGCACCAGCTGTACCCCTTTTAGTTTGTTCTTCCTTAGATAATTTATTAAAGGATTGGTTGTTTTTATATTCGGGTGTTTCCCAAAGTTCTGTCATTTTCTTTGATATGGCTGATCGTCGCCGAGATTCGGCAACAGGATCTTTTGAACAGAGTCGGGGAGAAGATATTGCCTGGTTTAAAACCATCGGATTTGTAATAGCATTTATACGAATTAGAAATTTTGTTTCGTGCAGTCTTGCTTCTTCGTACGAGGGAAATAGTTTGCTAACTTTGAAATTAAAATTAGCAATTGGTTCAGTGGATAGTAATCTTTTTACTAATTTAGAGGACGAGAAATAAGTGATTCCAATATCGATTATGGTCGATTTTCGAACACCGTAATAAATTCTGTTTGTAGGTAAATGTCGTATAGAGTATGTATATGCTTGCATGATTTCCTTTATCGTCTGCTGCCAAAGTATTTATAATAAATTTGATAAGCCCCTGTAGTTTAGTGGTAAAACACCTGCTTTATACGCAGCATCGTCTCCAGATTAGAGAGCGTCCTAGGTTCGAATCCTAGTGGGGGCACCATTTAAAAGATAAATAGCAGTTAGTTATAAAGTATAGTTACAGCAATTAAAAATTTTACTGAAAATAAAACAAACACTATACTGATTTATGGAAACATATCACTACAGATCTTTTTGTTATGCATAGTAGATGCAATGTATCTATTGTAATACAATATTAAATTCTAGAGGAATAGATTCTTATCAGTCATAATGTAAGGATAATACAATAAGATAAATTACCAAATGCCCATTGTAAGGAAGGATATGTTTCGTGGAATATAACACAAAACAGGAGTTTAATATGATTACATTGACTGAAAATGCAGCAAAACAGATTCGGCACCAGCTTGCAAAGCGCGGCAAAGGGATTGCCCTGCGCATCGGCATCAAGAAAGTGGGCTGTACCGGCCTGGCGCACACCTTCGACATCGCCGACGAAATTCGTGCGACCGATCACAGCTTCGAGTCGCATGACGCCCGTGTGCTGATCGATGCCGACAACCTGGCATTCCTCGACGGCTCG